GTATGTTTATCGCAGACACCCGGCTTCGACCCGATAGACATCAGGCGGTAAGCATCTCGTTCGCAACCTGCGCTGCCACGCCAGGCCTACTGGAGAGCCTTACATCCCGGAGCTACGATCCAACCACTAGTGCCAGAGGACACGTCAGAAAGGAAGGGCTGAGACGGTGGAGGAGCACGCGCGGCTGAGATATTCTTAGCTGTCGCCTGATATGCCAACCGCTTGCGTAGCTGCTTCCGAACTTTGTGAAGTTCAAGTGCGACCGACAGTCGCGTTCGAGTGATAAACATGGTCGAAGTGGCAAAACCTAAACATATCATGTTCGAAGAGAGATTGGCCATCCGGAGGTAGTGCTCCAGATGAATTGAAAGGTTGGCGATAGAAGAGATGGCTGTAAAAACCAACATCAGTATCACCGTTGTGAGATGCAGCCAAAAAAGCAGGCTCTTGCGTCTCGCCAGCTTACGCTCACCATGTTGGAGAGCGCTAATCGTCGACGCGTTCGCCTCTACCTTAATGAGCATCCCGATGGGATCCGAAGAATCGGAGATCGCCTCTTGCGCCCCCTTAAGCGCGGCTTTCTCCATTCTCTCGGGTGGCGTTTTCGCCGAAGGAACAGAAAGTGTTTCGGAGATAACTTGTAGTGGAGAAACAGAAGGCGCGGAGGGCATGAGAGTAACTCTCTCAGCTCCAATTCCGTCCTTCGTCATAACCACAGCGGTTGGGCGCGGCATCATCGTAAGATGAGACTGCTTTTGCATTAC